ATGCGGGCAGGTGAATTATTTCCATACAATTTTGTTCTAGATTCTGAGGCAGAGGGTATTGATGGTAATCCTCAGGCGATGATCGCCGAACCTGCCCTCAATTCTGTAACCTTATACGAAAATCAGCACAGTTCGCTAAATCCTATGTCTAACGTAGGTATTAACAATCAGAAGGCATTTGCGGGTTCTAACCAGCTTGCTGGACTTCCATATCCTATGGCTCTTGATCCCGATTCTACATTTGTTTTAGGTGTTCCTATGGATTCGCAGAAAGTAGGTGCTAATTTCAAGGATCGTGAGTATGCTATTCGTATTCAATCTGGATTAAACGACACAACTGCTAATAGTTTATTCACTTTTGTCCGATGCCGAAATGTCGCTCAATATTCTCCAACTGGAGTAAATGTAATTGAATAAAAAAAATAATGTGTAATTTAATTTTAATTAAAATAATTAATAAAAAAATATTTTATTATTAATATATAAAATGGATAAGACCAGCGACCTAGTTCTTGGAAAAACTGATGATGTCCCCGCTTTAATGCGTGTTGAATCTTCCACTTTAGAGCCTATTACCATTAATGACTCCAACGCCCGATTTGTTTTTGAAAATAAAGGAATTCTCTCTCGTGATACTTGCCTTCAGTTTCAACTTACTACATCGGCGGGTGATGGTTTCCTCCCAGTTGGATCAGGAATCTACAGTCTAATTAAGAAAGCCACTCTTAGAGTTGGTGCTAAACGTGTTTGTGAAATTACTGATTTAGGATTTTATAGATCTATGACTCACGCTTACAATACACCATCCTACCGAGCAAACTACGTAAGATATATGAAAGGCATTAATAACACTCTTGTCCCACTCCAAGTAGGCACAAGTGTAGGTGGAGCAACAAACGACAACCCCGATGCTGGTAAATTTCAACCAACAGGCGTTCAGGTTTCTACAAGCACATTTGATCCAGAAGATTCTACCATCCCGAAGGATATGGCTTTAACCAGCTCCGCTGATACTACCCCTTGCTGGACTATTTATCTTCGTGAGTTATTCCCAATTTTAGACAGTATTGAGCTTCCGCTCTTCCTGATGAATGAAGAAGTTGTTGTGGAGCTTGAATTTAACAAGCAGACAACTGCCGCAGATCAGGCCACAAATGGAACTGGAACACTTTGCGTTAATGAATTCAACGGAGCAGTAACTGCTCCACCCGCCATCCCCGCACCAGTTAATAACACTTGTTCTTTAGTAAAAGAATCTTGTTTAATGTATGTTGATACTATTTACTACGCAAATGAACGTATGGAGGACATAGACCGTCAGGTAGATGCTACTCGTGGTATGTCTTTGAAATATACTGATGTAATTGCGAACGTAGCGTCTATGGGAAATACTGATCCCATATCGGGCGTAGAACTCAACGAAAGAGAAGTAATCCACCAGCTTCCTCTTTCTGGATTTAATGTTAAAAATGTTATGTGGTGCTTTAATGCGGCTGATCGCACGAGTATCATTACTGGTGGTAATGTTTCTAAGGTTCCACGTCATTATAATCCATTCTACGGCAAATATGCTATGCTTGCTACGCCCAAGAGCAATACATTTGATATTCGTGTAAATGATACACTAGTATTCCCTGAGCCGATTACCAACCCTGCTCTCAAGGCTCACGAAGCTCGGCAGGTTTATAATTCGCCAGTTTATTTACACAACGGTCTTTATAGTTTAGATAGTATGACTGCTAAGACTGCTAATTTCGCAGTTCAGGCAAATGCTTCACCATTTAGCACAAGTTTATATCCAATCTCAGCAGGACACGCAAACAGCACTTACAGACTTTTCAAGGGTATTAATAGTTTTGAACTTGCTGGCGGTCAGCATTTCTCGGCAGTCAATCTTTCTACTATGCCTGGCGACGCGAACGATGACGCGATTTATATTAACCAGAAACCTATAGAAGTTCTACACCGTAAATTTGCTACAAATACCGATAATAACTACCAATATAACGCTTACTACTTCGCTGAGGTTGTAAAGGGTTTCTCACTCAAGAACGGCAACGTTGTAATTCAGCAGGGACCATCCGTAGTTATGGCTCAATAATTAAAATTTTATTTCTCTCAAATTAAATTAAATTAAATTAAGTTTTAAATAAAATATAATTTAATTTAAATAAAATTTTAATACAAATACATTTGTTTTACCTAAATCTTCCACGGGGAATTGTTCTAGGTCTTAGTGAATGATAAATACTTTGGGGTAATACTTCTTCTTTTTTAGGAGCTGTGGGGATCGCGTCTTTTAGTTCTTGTTCTTTCTTTGCTTTATCATCTTTTTCATCAAGTATTTTTAGCAATTCATCGTATTCCTCTTTTGTAAAACTAACTTTAATCTTTGAAGCCTCAATATCATCAATTCTTTTCTGTTCTTTGAGTTTTTCAAAATGATTCATATTCTTCATAAATTTTTCAAATCTTCTTGCTTCAATTTCTTCTTCTGATAATTGAACTTCCTTCTTTTTAGAATTTCGCTTTTTAGGTTCTTCAGGTTCAGGATCAGGTTCGGGTTCAGGATCACCGTCGGGTGGTTCGGGCATTCCTTCCTCGTCCTCATTTTTTTTCTCTTTTGATTCACGATCTAATTTTCTGCGACGTTCAATAGTTTCACGTGCCTTTTCTCTAGCACGAACTAAGTGATCTTTCTGCTTAGTAGATACAGGCTTCTTTTCGTTTTTATGGAATACTTCGCTGTCGGGTGGTAGAATATCTAAGTCCATTTTATTATACATAATGTAAATATTTTTTTTTTCTAAATATAACTTTTAGAATTCATACATTTTTTTACTTTTTACTTTTTATATTCATCCCATATTTTCTGATCTACCTTTCGGGCATTTCCACCTGTAATTACAGATGCTAATCTAGCGAACTTCCAAGCGGAAGCGGTTGTATTAGGTCTTGAACCAGAGGAATATGCGGCTAGTGCTTTATCAAATATCTTATCTACACCTGTTTTAGAAATAATGTTTTTATAAATAAATGGTAAATCTGTAATCTTACGGTTATATTTCTTTTCAAATTTGATTACGTGTTCGCTTCTTTTAGATTTGTAATCAACTTTGGGTCTATCTTCTAAAGTGCCTGATTTAATAGATTTAACCTGTTTTGCTTTATCACTTTTGGATAAACTCTCTGGAACGTATTTTTTATTCATAATGTAATTATATTATATTTATAATAAAATATTTTATTAATAATATATAAAATGGAAGCTGGAGCAACCGAACGATACGCAAACAGTTTAAAGGCATATGGAGACAATATTGCTGGTTTAAAAGCAGCTCTAAATGAGGGCGTAACACTTCGCCAGAATAATAGATTAAATGCTATTGCTAATACACAAAGAGAAAAATTACAGAGGATATTTATGTCTAATGTTGTAGAGGACGAAAAATTAAGAGAAATTCACGAGGCTCTTGGTAATCTATCAATACAGGCTGGTGCCGCACCAAAAGCCGCACTAGACTTAGGAACAGCACTAAACAAGTACGGAGTATTTAATCCAATCAAGCGTGGAGCAGAAAGCTTGTATTCAAAAATAAGAACAGCTGGAACTTCCGCCAGACTTTCGGGGACACAATTAGCAGATGATCCTGCTCCTCGCACATCGGGTTATAATAATGCTGATCTTGAAGCAGGCGAAGATGAAGCTAGTTATACCCCAACAAGCGAAACTGAATTGAGAAATCCTCCAAGACTACAATTGAGAACCACTCTATCTAGAGTAGAACCACCAGCTCCTCGTGCGGGGGCTGTAGAGGAACCCAGTTTAGGACAAGCAGGACGTGCGGGACAAAATCTAGACGAAGCCGATCCAGAGGGATTTATGGGTGATTCCTCAGCAACATTTAGATCTGCGAGGACGGCAGCAGCAGGAGCGGGCGAAGCCGCCGAGGGTGCCGAAGCTGCCGAGGGTGCCGAAGCCGCCGCAGGAGCAGGGGAAGCCGCCGCAGGAGCAGGTGAAGCCGCCGCAGCCGCAGCCGCAGGGGCAGGTGAAGCCGCAGCCGCAGGAACAGCCGCTACTATTGGATCTACTATTGGATCAACACTTACCGCAATAGGAACTGTAGCGGGGCCACTTTCAATTCTCGCAGGTTTAGGATTTGGTATTTATGAACTTGTAGAAGCATTCAAACCAAGACCCCATCCAGATATGGGACCACCGAAAGTAGCATCAACCGTAAAACAACAGGCAACCGTAACACCAACACATAGAACTTTATCTGTTGCTCCTGGTGCTAATTCTGCTCTTTTACAGGCAGGAGGATCTGGAGCAGTATAAAAAATAAAATTTAAAATAAAATAATGTATTATATTATAAATATGAGCGACGAAAATAGTGAAAATTTTGATTTAACTATCCTCCCAGTAAAAAAAGATAATCACGGGATTCGCATCAGACGACCAGTTCATCCGATTTTACCAGATGTTTCTAAAGGTGCTAATATGTTAATTGTTAGTTCTGTTAGATCTGGTAAATCAAATTTATTAGTAAATTTAATGATGAATTCTAATTTCCTAAAAGATGCTTTTGATGACGTTTATATATTCTCAAGCACCATTCATCAAGATCAAACTTCAAGAAAACTACGGGATGCCTTCCCTTCTAGTTCTTACGATCATTTTGACGAAAATAAATTGATGAGAATTTTAGATCATCAGAAATCTTTTGAAGATGAGGATAGACCGAGTATTGCTATAATTCTTGACGACATCACGACTTTAAAACCCAAAAGTCCTTTTTTCAATTTAGCTACAAATTTTAGACATCACGGAATAGGACTGTTAATTTATACAGTTCAAAACTTTAAGATGATTCCGCCTATTGTAAGATCTAATGCTACAAATTTACTTGTAGGAACACTAAACAGTCAGCAGATGAAGCAAATGGCGGAAGAATACGGTGATTCATTCGGCGGAGCTGATAATTTCATTAGACAACATAGAATCGCTGTGCCTGAAAGGTTTAATTTTCTGTATGGAAGATTAGATCAATACCCAGCAAAACTACATAGAAATTTTGATTTAAAAGTTTTATATGAAGATAATGAATAAAAAATAAAATAATACATTATATTATATATAATTAGTAATGACTACACTTCTAATTGAATCCAATAGAGCAATAGCCAACAGTTTAATATCAGACAACGAAGAACAAACAGGTATAGTTGATATTCGCCATAAACAAATCCCCAATAACGCCAATTGGAGTACCACCATAGATTCTGGTATAGAACTACAACCAGGCGATCAAATTTCTATGGAAGCGTGTGCTTTAAACGTTATTGGAGCTGGCGGAGGGGATTTTCTACAGTTCAACGGAACAACTGATACATCTTTAAAAGACGGAACTTTTAAAAGTGATAATCGCTGTGAAATAGTAGTTGCTTACTATGTTAATAACAACGGTCAATTTAATTGTCCTTTACCAAAAGGTAGTGGGACTATTTCAGATTTGAATATTCAAAAACAAACAGGAATAATATCAGAATCATTTGGTTCTCCTGATTTAACAGGTAAAAATATTTGGGGTGTAGATTTTAAAGCACAAGACTTCCCAGTTCTAAGCACTACTGTTGCTAATTCTCTTGGGAATCTAAACACCGAACATCCAATCGGATCAACTGAAGATTATAAATAC